CTTCCCCCTTGGATAATTAAATTCCCAAACATCTTACCAAAACAGATATACCATGCATTTACATTACTAAAATCATATCTAATTCCAAGACCTGTTGCTTTCTCACTTTCTAAGGCATTGACTACATCTGTTGTGTTTTTGATGTTTAGTCCGCTCAAAAGATTTTTTACAAGTTGTAAAGTAGGTGCTAGCCCTTGATTATCACCACTATCTACATTAGTTAGTAATTTTAACAATTCTTTTGTACCATTACCTTTTGTAGCTTCTAATCCATTTGTATTAGTTACTAATGATTTAATATAATCAGCAGATGTTTTAGCTACTTTGGAATCCTCTATTGCAGTAATCTTTTCATTAATTGTTTTAAATTGTTCTTTATGTGCTTCTGCTGCTTTATTGTGTGTGTCAATTGCTGTTTCCAATTGTTCTAAAGTAATAGTACTGGAAAAATCTACTTCGCCTTTTACGTTTGGATTATCCCCCACCCCTAAAGCAATTACTAAACGTTGCATTGGAATAACATTAGTTTTATCTGGAATATATGAAGTTAAACCTTTGGCATTAGAATAGCCAATAAGTTTTTCTTCCCCACTATCACCATTTTTTGCATATAATCCAACTTCTCGCCAAAAAAAGCCAATTTCTACTTTTCTATTGTCAAAATTAAATTGCAATTGCATTTGTCCATTTGCAACTTCTTTTACTTGGCTTAACCCTATTTCTAATTTTTTACTAACTATTTCTGTTAAACCATCAATACTTGCTGTTAGCTGCCCATCACCAATTACCGCCTTTGTAATAATTAGTCTGTCCTCTGTTTTACCAGTTGATGATTTAAGGATCATTTTATTTCCTTGAACAGTCAAGCTTAATCCCGGAAATTGTGCCATATTAACCTCCTATCATAGTTACTTCTTCTATCCCAATAGCATTCCCATAATAGATACTGTGTTCAATCTCAATATTCTCTAATGGTTTTATCATGCCTATCACGGTTTCTTCCTGCGCTCCTACTAATGATGTAATTATTAAGTTTTGCGCAACAGTTTGTTCTTCCCAAACAATATATCCAATATGTGCTGGTTTAAATTCTTCAATTGCACTGTGTAAATCATCTATGTTATCACACATGTCCTTTGTAAAGCTTAAGTCCATCATATATTTTTCGTTATATGGAATTATTTCAGCAGACTTATCAGATATAAACTTATTAGCAATAGTTTCAAGATATTCTTTTGTGCTGCTATTTGAAGTATTTAACTTTGCAATCACACGATTTCTTCTATCCTTAAAACTATTGTTTTTAGGTTTAATCCCAACAAATTCTTCCCATTTATCTAATGCATATGTTGCCGTTTGGATATTATCTTGTTTCAATAATTCCATTAACAATAATCTAATGCGTTCATGCTCTCTACTATCCGCATCACTTATTGCCTTAAACTCCATATCTTTTGCAATAAAAAAAGGTAGATATGCTAATATATCCACCTCTTTCCATCTTATAAAATCACTCATGTACGATCACCTCTTTAACTGTTGGTAATTGTTCATTTGTAATATCAATGTTGGTAACACCATTATTTACTTTTAACTCACGATAATCTAATACTCCTGTTTCTTTATTGGCCAAAATAGCCTTGCCAATATTAGCATATGACACATATGTACCGTTGAAGATTTGCTTTTTAAACTCTTCATTTAGTACTTTTTTAATAGCTTCTATTTCAGCTTTCCCCTTAGTTACCGTTAACTCTATATTAATATCAAATATCGTTGGTGTAACTACTGTTACAGTAGCTCCAATTGGTGCATTTTCTGCAATTACAGTTTTAACTTTTTCAATCAATTCTGTACTCGCACTTTCACGCTCATTATTGATAATAATAACTTTTACTGTTCCCGGTCCATTCCATAATGGGATTACTTTTACTAAAAATACTCCATTAACTAATCTTGCCCACTGTTCATAGTGATATGCATTACCGCTTGTTGCTGGTTTTCTTACTTTCAATAATAATCTATCTAGTAGTTCCGCATCAGTTTCTTCATCATATCCATCATATGCAGCCGCTTCATTGTTAACTGTACTTACTCCATAAATCCCACCTACTATTTCTGTAATTGTATTAGCTCCTACATTTAATGATTTACCTGTTAGCTCTGATACCGCCAATACTTTCCCACTTCCAGTTTCACCTAGCGTAATTTCAATAGTGGTTCTAAAGGTTTCATCATTATCTGTGCCAAATAAACTTCCTTTTGGTACTACTGTATTTGCAGTTCCAGTAATAGTTAACATTACATTAGCTTGTGTTGCACTTTTTCTAAATACCCCATGAGATTCCGCATGACGTGTTAAGTATTCGCCCCATGCAGTTTGTGGAAAAGCCGCATCAAGTATCAATTGCATTTCCGCATATGATTTTTCAAACTCAACCGCATTTGAACTTAATGTATCAAATACAAATGTTCCTTCATGTATACTCAATCCTTCTTTATCTATTTTTTTGAAATCTGCTAGTAGCCGTCCTAGCACATCTTGCTTACTTTGTGGTTCTAGCATTATACTTCAACTCCTATCGTATTTGGACCATATATTGTTTGTAATTCAATTTGTAATGTAATAGTTTTATGTTCTTGAATTACATCTACAGCATCTACATTTATAATGTATGGGTTAACCAATAACGCATCCTTTACATACTCAAACAGTTCATATTGACTAGGTGTATCATTTGGCTTTTTACCAATAAACTGTTCAAACTCAATACCATAATCATCATAATATGCTCTATATCTGTACCTCTCTACTCTCAAGGTTTTCCAAACCCATACTTTGATAGCGTCATTACCTGTTACATATTTATGATTGCCATTTCTATCATATTGGTATGTATCTCTCTGAAAGTCCCAAGCTAGTTCCTTGCATAATGGTAGATTTTTTTGAACGTCAATACTACTTGGTTTATTCCCTTTCATAAATGGATTACTCATTGCCGTCTAACCTCCTACATTTTCCATATACAAAATATTGCTCTGCTGTACTTTCATCATCCCCTACTATTGGAATTAGCATTACCTTATCTCCTACATGCCATGTATCAGTCATGATTCTAGTTTTTGTGTAATCATTATGAATAGCGTGTGTATGACTAGCAAATTCTGCATAGCCACCGCCACCGCTGCGTGGTTGTGTTTCGCTTACAATATGCCCCTTAGATTCTCTATAATGACCTTGTAACCAATATTCATCTACCCATAAAAAATTACTGTTTAACTCCATTCCATTGAACGATACCACCAAATTTGGAGGTGGTGATACTATAGTGCCAATTCCCGGCATCGCTTGCTTTCCAGCGTTTCCACCTACATCGCTCATGATACCTAATATTCCTGCATAAGGATCATTGTTTTTCTTCGGCACTTTCACCCTCTCCTTCCTCTGGTTCTCTAATGTACTCTAAATTTAATTCCATGATGTGTGTATTATTTTCAAATGTATGATTATCTGACTTAATGAAGAATACTCCTTTTAGCTGTTCTTCCTCAATTACTACAGAATACCCTGCTATACATTGCATATTACCTATAGCAGAAATACTTGATTCCATTTTGATTCCTTTGATTTTTGCTTTGGCTTTTGCCACATTATCAACAGGAAACTTGGGTTTCTTTGGTGTACTTGTACTAGTAGCCTTTTTCTTTTTAGTAGCTTTCTTTTCCTTTGGTTCTGGCTGATTTTTATAAATATCTTGGAAAATACCATACTTTTTAATTAATGCATCTTCATTATCTATTCGAATCACATTGCCTGCAGCGTCAACAGTTTTTACTCTGTTTACCATTTCCTCAATTGATTCAGAATGTGATGAACTTATTACATCGTATGTATCCCTAGCTATATACTCTTCAATGGTTGTTCCTTTTTCTACCAAATTAATTCCATCTGCTAGTAATATGGCTGTGTAATCTTTTTGAATATCAGCCTTTGTTTTCTCAAACAACATTTGAAAAACTTCTGTACATGTTTTTTTATCTGCCACAAAGTTTACTACTGTAGGTATATCTGGTAAGGTCCCTACAGGTACTTCAACCTCTGCGCATACACGCTTGAAAGCATCAACTACATTTGTAGCATTAAAAACTAAACTTACTTTAGACTTTGCTAGGTATATCATCCCATCATAACAAGTAATATCATATGTATTGTCATTTGTATTTCTTTTTCTAAAGAAAACACGTCCAGTAAATATCTTTGCATTATCTACTGTCACTTCAATACGATCACCTAAATCAATTAAATAATTCGGAAATGATATATCTTTAGGGTTGTAAGCATATGAAAACTCTAACTTTCTTGCAGCTTCTTCTCTATCACCGCTCCATGTAAACTTAGAAATAAGATGTGTAATATCTACTCTTTCATCCTTTTCATTAATATGTTCTATTAATGTAATCATAGTGGCCACTCCTTACCATTCATTTTTAATGACCGCTTAGATACTTTTAAAACTGCACCAATTGGACTTTTACCAGCTTTAACCATCATCTTATACATGTTTAATGCCTTTTTGCCTTGTTCAGCAATTGGCATTATTTTTGATACTGCCTTATTAGCTGTATCCATGAAATGTTCTTGTGGATATGATGTTACAGCTTGCTCTTCTGGTGCTTCGGCAATTCTACTATATAAGCCTGTAGTATCATTTTTTATCTCTGATGTTGGTTTTATGTACCTATATTCTTTGAGTGTCATCTCATAATATACATCACTAGTACCATCATGCTCATCATGATTAAATGCTTCAATTGTACAGTACATAGAAATTGAGGTATTTGAAATTGAAATCTTACACGGCTTACCACTTGTAGCAAATCCATCTATTTTTCTTACTAGGTTATAAGGATTTGTTTCATTCGTTTCTGACCATTCATATTTTTGTGCAGGAAAAAAGCCTTCAAATGATAATGTTTGAAGACCTCTTTTGCCTAACATATTAATTTCTCCAATTGCATTTATATTTAACGTGCTATTATTGTATGTTCTCCCAACTTTAAATGAAGCTGGTGTTACTGGCAATACTATATTTTGTCCTGCACATGATAATGTAAATTGGCATCCTTGTGGTATTCCTTTACCACCAAAGAAACTCATAATTGCATCAAAAAAAGACATTATACAGCTCCCTCCATTCTATTAATAGAACGTTTTTGTAATTGGTAATGAATTTGTTCTGCAATTTCAAATGTCAACTCTTCTACAGATTTTCCATCATTTCTAACATTAAGATTCGCTATATTTACATTGATGCTATTACTAGATGAACTACGTTTCCCTTGATTATATGCAGTATTCAATGACTGTGCATGCGGTATTACTTGTGCTCCACTTGGTAAGTTTACTATTTCAGCCCCTCGATCATGAATCATAGCAGGGCCACCTTTCCAGTTATCAGTCCCAGAGTATAATAACGGAATGTTTAATGGCCCAAAATGAGAGCCACCTACACCCGGCACCCAGTCTGGAATATCTACAGATATTCCATTTACACCAGAAATTAAACTATTTATTGCTGCTTTAATGCCATCTATTACCCCTGTAAATATGGATTTAATTGGTGTTACTATACCTTCAAATATTTGAACGATGCCATTCCACGCCATGCTCCAATTACCAGTAAATACCCCAACAATAAAATCTGTAATACCACTTAACACACTTGTAATCCCTGTTACAATACCTTCAATTACATTTAATGCAAAAGTAAGAATCCCTGTAATTCCTGCTACCGCTACATTAAAGCCAACTACTAATGCCCCTAATGCTACTGCAAGCGGTCCACCAATCAAAACTTTAGCTACTTTACTTACAACAGTGAAAATAATATTTAAGAAAGGAGACATTAATTGATAAATTCTACCAAATGATGTAGCCACTTGATTAATTAATTTACCAAATGCACTTGCTACTTTTGATACTATAGGTTGTACTACAACGATAATTCGATTGATTGCACCTTTTATTATGTTTACAACACCTATAAACGATTGTCCTACTCCCTCTAATATCGGTTTTACTTTGTCAAAATTTTTGTAAATTGCTAATCCTAACAATGCAACTACACCAATTGCAATCCCTACAGGTCCTGTCAAGACTAATGGAATTAATCTCCCTATCATTGGTAATACTCTCATCACTATACTACCAATTCCACTAAAAGCTCTGGCAATACCCTTTACAGATACTTCTAATAATTTATTATTGATACTTTGGCCACGTAACACTTTACCAACATTAGCATATGTCCGCATCAATGAGCCAATTCCACTTGTAATAGGCCCTAATATTTTAGCAAAAGCAGTAAAGCCCACAATACTAAGGCCTACATCAATTGCAGCATTTTTTATGGCTGGACTTAAATTAGTAAAGTATTTAGCTAGATTACCGATTGTGTCAGCCACCTTTTGTACCCTAGGCTGCAATACATCAGCAAAGCTAATAGCTAACGCCTCTACTTTACTTTCTAAATCCTTGAATGACCCAAGCAATGTTTTCTTCATTATATCGGCTTGTGCTTTAGATGAACCTGTTGCAGAATCCATTGAACTACGCATATCATCGTATGCTTCCTTAGTAGTGTTCAATACTGCTAATAATGCAGATGTAGATTCTGTTCCTGCAATATCACCTGCCAACTTAAATTTTTCAGCTTCTGTTAGTCCTTGCATTTTAGTTCGCAATTGATCATATACTTTACCAAGGCCAATAAATTTGCCCTGTGAATCAGTAGTGACAATTCCTAGTTTTTGTAATGCTTGTGCGGCTTCTTTTGGAGGGTCTATTAATCTACTTAACATCATACGCAACGCACGGCCACTCGTTGATGCCTCAATATTGTTATTACTCATGATAGCTAATGATGTAGATAATTCTTCTACAGATATTCCTAATGCAGCCGCTGGTGCACCTGCATATTGAATTGCATTGCCAAACCCAATCATATCTAATCGTGATTTGTTAGCAGCCATTTGGATTACATCGGCCATACGTGTTGCATTCTCTGCTACATTACCTTCTTGTAGTCCCCATGTATTTAATGCGCCAGATACAATGCTTGCTGTTGTTTCCAAGTTTTCACCAGATGCAACAGATGCTTCTACAATTGATGGCAATGAACTCATAATTTGATTTGCATTCATACCGCTTGCAGCTAATCCATCCATCGCTTCCGCTGCTTGTGTAGCACTTATAGGGAAATCTGCTCCTAACTGTTTTGCAACATCTCTCAATTTAATCATTTCATCATGTGTTGCTCCTGCTTTAGCACCAGCAGAAGTAACAGCAGAATCAAATCCAACAAAAGCTTTAACAGAGGCGGCGCCTATCCCAACAATAGCAGCAGATACAGGCATTAGTGCATTACCAATTCCACTAATGCCTCTGCCTATATTCTGCAGTTTTCTGCCTTGCCTATCTGCCATATTAGCAGTTGCAGCCATTTGTGAATTAATCCCAGATAATACTGATGTAACACCATCATGTAAACGCATCACCAAATCAATTACTTCACTCATCCTTTTTTCGCCTCCTCTCTGTCCTTAATTTCTTGCAACATAAAAGCACGGAGAACTACACGTTCCCCATGCCCCATTTTGTGAAATTCCGATGGCATTACATCATGATTGACATACATGTAATATGCAAGATTTACATCACCATCGGAATATATTAGTTTTTTACTTCATTAATTACTTTTTTTATGGCTTTATCACCATATCCAGATAGAGCTAATACTTCACGTGCAATCAACTCCAATTCACCTGCTTTAAATAACTTTGTATATAATGCCTGTTTGGATGGAACTTGGAATTTTTGTAATAATTCTTTCGCTCCAAAATCTGGAGAAACAATGCCGTCCGTTACAACGAACTGTAAAAATTGACTTTCATCGGCTACACCATCATCAGTAGCTAACATGCGAAGGTCTGTAATACGCTTATAACTAATTTCCTTTACTGTAACAGTAAAAGGTTCATTAAAAACTTTTGATAATCGAGTGATTTCTAGGTCCTTTTTAGCTGCCTCTTTTAATGTATCTAGGTCTTTCTCCATCAATTTGTCAATGATATTGCTCATCTATTAGTCCTCCACTATATCAATCACATCAAACTCTGTAAACGTAAAGTCTACAGATTCTTCTACCAATGCGCCTACTTTCCAGTTGGCAAGGTCTAAGGAATCAAAGGTTACATCATACAATGTTACTGTTTCTACACCTTTAGCATCAGGATCATCTAATTGAATTACTAATTGGCATACAGTGGCTTTACCTTTTTTTAGATTTTCAGCCATTTTACTAATCATCAAAGAAGATACTTTGTTCATAGTTAAACTGCCTGTACCTTCATAACCAACATATTTATATTGTTTACTCATTGTCTTGGCTTTTTTAACTTCTTCTTTGCTTAATTTAATTGTAGCTTTAACGGCGGTAGCTTGTGATACCAAAGAACCATCTAACCACACTTGCCCATGAGAGCCTGTCATTACCTGTTGCGCTGCAAAATTCTCCATGTGTCCCTCCTATTAAATATTAATTGGTAATTGGATATCTTCCATTGCATCAAGCGGTCTTACTTTTGCTTTTAAGAATACAATCTTCTTAGTATCCAATTTTTTAACTTCATCATCACTCATTTTTGCTAATTCTTCTTTTGTGAATAAGCCATGTGATAATTGGTATGTTCGAACTGCTTCACAATCAATTTCACATGTAGAGTAATCTTTTTGTAACAATCGTTCATTTTCTAATTGTTTAAAATATCCTAAAACCGCACTAATTAGCAAACATTTGTTTTCATAATCATTTGTATATTTACCAATGTAAGAATCTTGTGCAGTTTTTCTGATATCGTCATAAATCATATCCATAATGTCTACAATTTTGATTGTTTGATATCCTTCTAGCTTTCCTTGGCTTGTTGTTACCAAAGAGTTCATAGCACGACTCATTTTAAACTTTTCGCCATCATACCAAATGAAGAATTTACCTTCATTCACCATTGTATCCATTTCATCTTGAGTATGACGGTCACAATCAATGACTTCTCCTAATGGTGCATATGTAGCACTTTGTGTCATATTTGTGCCTGCCACAAGACCTGCAATGCGTGCAGTATATTCAGCTGGTTTATATTCACGATCAGCTGTAAATACTTTTGTATTACCAAAATTGATTACACCTTCATAATCTGCATTAGAACCCGGTAATACAACCTTAATTTTTTTGAACTTATTTTCACGTGCTGTTTTTACCCACGTTGCAACATATTCCAATTGAGCATTTTCAATTGTTGGAATTGCTAAATAATCAAATCGTTCTGTAAGCATTACTTTTAATGGTTCTTGGAATCTATCAGCACCAGTTTTATCGCCACCTTGTTGCATCATATACACAACAATTTTTAATGGTGGTTTATTGTAACCCTTTAATGCTTTTAAAATGTAATCCTTGTTTTTATCTGATAATTCTTCTGGAATATCATCTACTGTATATACCAAAAATGGATTAGGTAATACTTCATGACCATTTGTTTTTGTCGCTAATTTATCAATTACCTGTTTAGTATCTTCTAAAATTAATGCAACAATTCCCCTTTGGGAACGTTGAATGGCTTCAATACCAGCTTCAATAAATTTAACTACAACTGTAGGCATTCCTAATTTAGCCATTATTTATCCTCCACTTCTACTGTTAATTTAACATCACCCATTGTGATTCCTTCTTCTTTCATTCTTTCAATACGTCCTGTTGTATCCATGAATGTAATATCCATTGTAATTTGAAGAATATCATCTTCTTCTCCTACTCTATCTTGTTGAATATCATCTACATGCAAATAACGATCGCCAACAGGAAAACCCATTTGAAATAATAGTAAGAATTTATCAAACACTGTTAAATAGTGTTCTTCATCCTTATCTTCATTACTTGGAAAATATGTAGCAATAATAGTTACATTTCTTTTAATGAAATTCTTTGTTTGCATTTCTGAACTCATTAAAAGTTTTACAAAAAAGCACGGCATAGTGAATTCTTCTAAAACTTCATCACTATATACCGTGCATCCATATTCTTCATGTATTTTCTTTGCTACAGCTTTCCATATTGCCACTTGTGATAATCGGTTAGCCATCTTTTATTTTCTTCCTCAATATTTTAAACATGTGTTCACCAACAGCTGTTCTTATATCATTTCTATTTTTTTCAACCGTCCTTTTAAAGAAAAATGTTCCCTGTTTGAATCCTTTTATTTTTCCATGCATAGTTTTCATGACATGCCCACGCTCTACTAGGTGAAAATGAGGTGATGTATTCCGTAAAGTTGCTTCTAGTGTTCTACTACTGCTTCCATTAATAGTCATTTTCCAACTTTTTGAAATTTTTCGTTTTCTCCCTTTACCTACAGGTGATGCGCTTACTAATTCTTTTTTCATTCGATTAGCTTCTTTACGCATCGCTTGTTCTGTTTCTACAGGATACTCTTTAATATATTTATCCAATCTCTCCATGAAGGTTTTAATATTCATTATTTCCCTCTTTTATAGATATTGCACATCAATTCTAATTTTGTATGTTCTTCATATGGATCAATTACAGTTTTAACTTTGTAGACTACATCCTTATATTTAATTAGCACACCATCAGTTATTCCAGTTCTATATCTGATTGTAATTTTATATAATTCGTCTACTTTTTCTTTATACATTTCAAGATATTGCCTACTACGCAAGGGTTCTATCCTTGCCCAAATTCTATTAGGTATCAACCTAACCAGTTTTTGTTTAGTTATTCCATCGTGTTCAATATCTTGATACGCTAGTACTTCAATTCTTTTCGTCAATCTTCCGATTCCGTCCATATTTAGCATTTTATGTCTCCTCACTTGGATAATTCTTAGATAATGCAATATGGCGAATTAATGGCCCTAGCGTAAATGGCAAATCATGTACAAATGTTTTAGATGAGGTTGCTTCCCTATTTTCGTACCAATGAGCAACCATATATTGTACAGCTCTACGATATAGTGGATCGTCAATATATGGTTTCCCAGTCATTTGCTCAATGTACGTGATAGCGGCATTTATAGATTCCTCAATAAATACATCATCTTCTGTAATATCTTCATCTATTCGTAGGTATAGTTTTACATCCGCTACCGTCAACATACATTACACCTATGCTTTCTTAGCTAATTTAACCAAAGAACTTGTATCAACAGGTTTGCCATCACAAATCATTGTAGATTTACGAACAATATCATCTGTTTCATTATCTTCATATGTTTTTACACCAATTTGATAGTTAGTGTTCAATGCATAATCTTCAAAACGATAAATAAACGCTACAATATCACCAACTGCAGCCGCATCAAGGTTTTTAAGATAAGGTACAATCAATACGCCACGACCAAGAATAGAGCGTTCAGGTTTTCCACCCATACCATAGTTAACGCGTGCAATTGGTTGTCCATTTTTATCTGTCATACCTGCAATATTCATGAATGTTTTCTTTGTCATTACCCATACAGAACCTTCTTCATATTCAACAGGCAATTCAGCTTCTGCTTTAACTAGTGTTGCATAGTCAAAGTCTTTAACCTCCACCTTCACACCAGCGGCTGCATCTTTTAAAATCCCTGTTGGCTGACCATTACCTGTACCATTGATAATTGCATTTTCAATTGCTTTTACCATGGCTTTAGATACATTATTGGAAATCATATTTTCAAAAGCGGATAATGCCATTACAGATGTTTCCAAAGAAATTGATACACGGCATTGTAATTTAAAGTGGCCAAACTGAATATTACCAAGCGTTGCTTTTTGACGTTCAGAGCCTTTACCTTCTGCAACCCATGTTGCTACAGGCATTACATTATTTGTAGGAATAGCAAGACCAGATTTAAAGTTTGTATTGGTAACTAATGGTAATACCATTCCAACACTTTTCATTTTTTGAACGATCTTGTTCAAAACTGTTGGTGGAATTACTGCGCCAATATCTGTAGTTAATGTGTTTTCATTTTGACGTAATTCTGCAGGAATTGGTGTGTTATTCATTACATATTGCATGAATGCATTACGATATTCCATGGAATCAAATACTTCTGCACCTTGTGTACGTTGTTCTGCTACAGGTACAGGCACTGTAGTAGCAGTAGGAACAGTATTTAAAATTGCTGTTCTACGTTCGAGTTCAGTTTCTTCTGCTTCCAATTCACGTAACTCAGTTTCGATTTCATCAAGATTCAAGTTAACTTGTGTAGTATCTTCCAACATCGCACGCAATTCTGCTCTACGTTGTCTAATTTGTTCCAAACGATTCATATTATCTCTCCTTTTAGTTAATAAAAAAACACGCTTACTGCGTGTCTAATACTTTTTTATGTCATGGCCAACAATGTTAGCCGTTTTCTTTTTTCGATATCTTCATATCTCTCATAGTCCCCATTTGCTCTAGCACTAACCGATGTGCCTTTATATGCAGGGTTATCTACAATAGATACGTCATATACCGCTTTTACTGATTTGATTTTTCGTGTGTATACTTTATTTTCTCGGTCAATCTCTTCTTCTTCACCATTAACAATAAAGGCGAATGACATTTTGTTTAGATCACCACGTTTAATTAAAGAATACACATCATTTCCAATCGAAGTGTCTGCTATATCACCTGTCAATTTCAATCCTTTTTCATCAACAGTTAACTGCAATGTTCCACTAGCGGTTCTGGCAAATAGCATACCGCCAT